TACTCCCAACGTCGTATCAATTTTACTTTTCTTTGCTTTTCTGTTATCGTCACTGCTCGAACTAACATTCTCTTCAACATCATCATCGTCACCGTCCCAACTAAAACCATCATCCTCATTATCTCCACCTTCTGGTTCTGACTTTGCATCTGCCGGATCCGTTCCATTATTTGCAATGGTTTCCATTCTAAACATTCGTTTTTTATCTTTGATAACGCCAGCACGTTCTTTATCGGAATCAATATCATTTAATTTAAAAATTTGCTCATATACAAAATCACTACTTAATAGGTTTGTATCCATCATATCATTTGCCAATGATACTTTGGCATTCCATAATTCAATTTTCATCTCTTCATGTATTACTGAAGGATTTGTTAAACTTAATTCAAAATCTAATAAATCTTTATTTTTATATCCCTGAGAATAAAGGTGAATAATCGCAATCTTTGTTAATTCAGAAACAATAATACTTTGTATTCTTTCAATTGTTCTCGCAAATCTTAAATCTTCGGCGGCAAGTGTGGCTTTTGAATTATGTATGATTACGCCAGCATTTGTTGCAAAATTATGATATTTTTCAATTGTAATATCGCATGTATCTCTTTGTTCATTAAGAAATTCTATGCTAATTACTTTATGGTTTTTAATATTTTTATTTCTTATAAATTTCGGCCATGCAATGTTATTTTTTTTATTAAAATCACAATGATGAATTGCCATGTCTGAACCTTTAATAACGTTTCCATAATGTTCTGGAACAAGTCTATGTACTTCTTTATATTTGCCCGTATTTGGTTGGTAAACGGTAGTATATCCGTATTTTGTTTTATCCAAATATAAAGGCATTAATGATTGATTTTCTATTAAATTTTGTGCCTCAACTCACTCGCCATTTCTTGTTAAGAATTCATGATCTGGAGTGCAATCAATATATTTACTATTATCTAAATTAACTCTAACTAAATTAGCGTTTTTCTTTGTATATCCGGCCCAAGATATTTCGCCAGGAACAATTTCTTTTTCTTCATTAATTGAATATACATAATTTTTAATTCCACCTTCATAATCTTCGATTAATTCTTTAACTGTTTTTACTTCATCATTAATTAATTTAATTTCTGTTTCAGGAACAACACATCCAATTCCCTCTTCGAAAGTTAAGAACGCTTTAGGTATTCTTAATGATGCAAATAATTTTCTTTGTAAGTATTCGATGTCGTCAATAATTGCGTATTCCATTCCACTTAATGTATCGATTTCAGTCCCAGTGTCGCCACCACGAACTGGGAAGAAAAAATCTTCGTTAATATTCATCATATTATATTTAAGGTTATATTCTCCAGTTGCTTGGTCTATAAATGGAGTCCTTCTCATACCATTCATGATGTTTTCCATATGGTCGTCAATCTCGTCAGGTGCTAATGCGCCAACATCTATTTTTATAATTCTTTTTTCAGGTGCTCTTGTTATTCTGTGAATAAGCATAGCATCTTCCATAAGTGTTAATTGTTGCCATATCTTCCTACCACCTTCAAGCATACTTCGACCATATGGGAAGTGAAATACATCGCCTAACAATCTAAAGTGAGCTACTTGAAATTCTTCTAACATATCTTTTTTATCACCAGCTATAACAAATTGTACTAAGTATGGATTGTCTTCGTCAACGCCTTCAAGTCTTTCGACTTCATACGGCGATAATATTTTAATGTTAATAATGCCCAAATCTTTATGAAGTTCTAAATATAAATAACAATCTCCGAATTTAGCCATATTTCTGATTCAGCCTCATAAATTAAATGGGATATTCAAAATGTCATAAAATAAATTTTGTAATATATCTTCTATATTTTTATTATCAGTCGTAATAGATAAGATATCCTCGAACTCATCTCTTGTAGTTGATTCTTCTGCGTAAAGATCAAGTGCCGATGACAATATCGGGTCTCTATCCATTTGCATATAATCATTATATAGCATTTGATGATCAATAGAACCTTGAATTGCTCCACTCGCTTCTTCTAATTTTGCGTATGTTTTCATACGAGAATATTTGCCAGATTCACCATGACGCATTTGAAATCCGTCCGCATCTACAACTTTTACTTTTTTCTTACCAACGTATCTTACAATCACGTTATTAGAGAATAATCTTCTCAACCCTCTATAAAAATTACTTGTTTCTTGTGCCATATTTTAGCCTTCCTTTTATAAGAATTCTCTTAAATTCATTACTTGCCCACTTACTGACGCTTTCCATGGGTCGTCATTATCATTGTCATTATACATTTGCTTTGAAGTTAATTTGCCTGTATATTTTAACATTCTTTTCGTTGATTTAACACTTTCTTGTAATAAAGTAATTGCCGTATCTCTTACGTACAATCCTATTGCCGCTGACAATGTTAAGTCGTCTCGCTTACCACTAATGGCTTCTGCTTTGCCACCCTTTTTATATATAAAAGTTAATAACTCATTTAATAATCTATTTGAGTGTACTATGACAGCCTCTTCTCTAAAAAATCTTTCCATTTTATTTATCATTAATGGTCTTGTTATCATTGTATTACTAAATCCTGGAACTTTATCATCATTTGATTTTAATAAATTTTTTACTCGTTTGCCAATATCAGCTTTTGTTCCTGCTTTGCCAGAATAATATAAATTGCCATATCTTCTATGTAATGCGCCCTCTATGGCCGCATACCCAAGCCCGTTATTTTCTATTACTAATAAAGCACTATTGTATTCGAGTGCTACGTTTACTGTCCAAGTTCCTAAGTCGTACGGGTCAATTAACCCAACATACTCGCCAACTTGTTCGAGTGTTTCTATATCTCAAATATGAAATGCTGACTTGTCTTCTGAGTCACCACGTGAAACGTCAACAGAAACTATATACTTATGATTTGCTTCGGGATATTTTCATATTCAGAATTTTCCGGCATATCTTTTTTCTATTGGGTCACATGCATTCTTTTTTCTATGTGCTTCTATTATTTCCAAATCAATTACTGAATCACCAGAAGTAAGGAAAGAACAATCATTCTCTTGAGACGCCCTCTTCTTGCCTAATTTCTTATCTTCATTGTCTCTGTAAATTTGATCTCTTTCCGGGTGTACGCTTCATGGCAATCTAATGGTATGGAACTCATTATCGCCTGATTCAGCATCAACTCATAAATCGTGAAATTGATTACCAACACCTTTGGGAGTTGATAAAATAATACAATCACCACCAGTTGCCAATGTGTTGCTTGCGGCTGTCCAAATCTCCCTTGCTAAATTTTCTTTTACAATCGCACACTCATCCCAAATTAATAATGATAATGCATCAGAACGACCAGCGTCATCGGTTGCAGATGTAGCTTCAACAGTTGAGCCATTTATGAATGTAAGTTTTGTTTTACTATCTACTGGTAATTTACCGTTTTCATTTTGCACAATTTTTTGCAATCATCTCGGTAAGTTTTTGTAAATAGTTGATATTTTATTAATCATACTATTGGCAACTTTTGCTTTATTTGCTATAATCAATACTGTTTTGTTATCATGGAACATTAATAGTCATGTCGCATAAGCCGAAGTTAAAGTTGAGATGCCTAACTGCCTTGCTTTTAAAATAATGTTATATCGGTATTTTAAAAACTCTTGGATTGCTTTCTCTTGATAATCAAACAAATCAAATTTTATTAAACCTTTTAATGGATGTTGAATTTTGCAATATTTTATCATAAAATATGCTGGGTCTCTTGCGCATCTGCTCATTTCTTTTTTAATAAGCTTTCGCATTTCCATTATTTTAATTTGCTCTTCTGTTGGTGTACTCACAATTACCCCCCTACAACGTTACTAGCAACTCACGAACCTAAAATAATACTTCCTGCACCGAATATATAATACGCTCATTTTTCATATTTTTCTCATCATTTTGGTTTTTGTAATTTATTTATTTCGTTCAATGTTTTAATTTGTCTATCTTTGTAAGACAAAATTAAGGAATCTGTAATGACCAAGGTTTCATAATTCTCTATTTGTATTTTGAATTGACCTATTAACTCATCTTTTATTTCATTTGCTTGCTGTAAGCTATCAACTTTTACAGCCAAGGTTTTTAATTCTTCTTTGGACAACGGATAAAATTCTTTTGATGTGCTATCTATTACTGTCATAATTTCCTGTGCAAATATTGGAAATGTTAAGCATAAAATTAATAATACTGGCATAATCTTTTTCATATTGCTATCCTTTATTTCTTTGATAAATTTTTGAATTTGAATTTACCGAAAAATCTTGTTCTTTTCGCCTTCTTCGTTAAATGTTTCACATAATTTCTAAATATATCATTTACTAACCTAGAGGCCTCATCTCTATCCGCCTCTACGCCTTTGTGCTTAATAAGATTATCAACATTCTCTTCAATGACGGTTATAACACTTTTTATCATTTCATTATCTAATAAGTTATAAAAATCTTTATCACTCAATGCAGATGTTATATTGTCTGCAAAACTTTCCCTTATTACCTCTTCCTTGACCATTATTCTTATTTCTGATTTTTTCATATTATCATCCTTTATTTTATTTTCTTTAAAAATTTAGATAGGTTTTTAACTTCGCTTTTTTCATTTTCTGGCAATTCATTCCAAAATGAATCGTCGCCACTTATAAAATTATAAAAATTATCAAAAATTCTATCCATCGTTTTTGTTATTTTAATTTTCTTAAAAAATTTTGCCAAAACTGGTTTGGTATATCTCACTTCTTGTAAAAATTCAAAATCATCTGAAGTTAAATGTGACAAATCTTTGTCTGGTTTGTTAGGAATTGTATAAATATATATATCCCTGCCAATTGGATTTTCGCCAGCCATATAAGCCAAGGCAGAATACGCTCCTAACATTGCGCCACCAATATATTTCGAGGCAGAAAGCTCTTTCTTTTCGCTTTGAGCTATAACGTTGCCTGTGGTAAACACTAAGTTTCCGTCTTCATCTGTTTCTTCGTAATGACCTTTCGGCTTTAAGCGAACATTATTGCCAACATACTTCATTAAGGCTCTGTAATATTGATTTGTAGAGCCTTCGAAAAGTAATGATTTAAATTTTAATGTGTTCATTATATTTATTTCCCATTGATAAACTCTTTTAAAAAATCTATCGTTTCGTCGATGTCAGTTGTATCGACTTTTGGTTTAATTTCTTTAAGCTCTTTTTCTAACTCAACAATACTTTTGTTAGTTTCGTCTATATCGCCCTCATTGTTTTCCTTTTGTTCTTCAAGCTTTTTTATTTCTTTCTTAATTTCTTTAACTTGTTTTTTCTTTTTCTTTATTAACAAACTATTAATATTTGATTGTGGCAATAATATTATAATTGCCGCAACTATAACGATACCTATCAATATTCGAATCAAAGTTTTTGCTTGTATTTTCATAATTACCTCAATTTATCCAATAACTTTTTTGCTTGCATATAATAATGACTAGCCTGACTGAAATGCTTTTCGGCGGTAGCAAACGCTCTACCTGGTGTAGTATTCTCAAGATTATTTTGCTTAATGTATTCCTTTGCCTTTCGCCTATCTTCGTCAGTTTGTGTCAGTGCTATGGTTAACGGCACCAATACTTTTCCATTATATTTGCCTTCAAAAATAATATCTTTCATTTCGTTTAATTCTTTATCATTAATCATACTTATTACTCCTAAAAAAAATGCGTCTCTAATCAAGGCAAGTGCGTTTTCCGAAGTATGTTTTCTTTAAGTAACTTCATATACGTTTTAACAAGGTTCGGGCGTTCTTTCGCCTTTTTCAATAATTTAGCACGCCCTTCTTTTGTCATTAAAATGTTCCCAATTCTTGTTGTTTTAAAATATCATCAACATTCAGAATGACTTTAGTTTTACCTTTTTCCCATTTGGGCTTTAATTGCTTTACTAACTCATCTTTGGCTCTGTTATTAAACTTTCTAATTCTATAATCTTTAATTAATTGTTTAGCAATTTTTAATGCATCATTTTTATAAGCCTTCCCTGCTATTGCGAATGATATACTCGTAAGTCCCTCATGCATAACGTCCTCCCCTAATTCATCTTTAATAAAATCATCAAGCGATTTATCGTATCAGTTTAATTTAGTATGTCCAAGGTTATCTGGGCCATAGGCAATGGTTTCTTCTTTAATCATTTCTTTAATCATTACTCTAACTTCTGATTTCTTTAACATTTACTATCTCCTAAAATATTTTTTAATTAAACTTTGTCTTTGTCTTTAATATCTGGTTTTACTTTTAAAAGTTTTCCCGATACACCTGCAAGTTTGTCGCCAACATTACCACCAACATAAATGAAAAATATATTTTGTATAAATGTCGCTAACATTGTAAATGTTACAACGTAAATTCCTTCTTTCTTAAGAAACATAAGTCCTATTGCTGTAGCAAGTAATACAGCAAACCCAATAAGCTTTCTACTAAGTCCAATATCAATTACAACGCCATCTTTTAATGATTGTGTTACCTTTGCTCCTACATTACCTAAGGCATAAATTCCATATAATCACATTGCATAACTTGACCATTCCGGAAATGATGCTCTATTTGTCAAGATGAAAAATAATCCAATTGCATATAATACTGCAACTGTAATAACTTTTTTGCTCGTTCATTTTTTGTTTTTGTCCATATTCTTATTCTCCTTGTTTTTGTGCTTTCTTCCAATTTTTTCATTCGCCATAATACTTTGATGATGCCAGTATTAGCCATAGTGTTCCAAAAAATGCTAAATTTTTATAATTCATTGCTTTGCCATTTAAAAGTTTTGCAAATTCCAATCAAACAGAAAGCATACCCATAACTAATGATGATGTGTATACCGTGTCTTTTAATGACATTACATAGTGCTTAAAGTCTTCGGTTAAAGGTTGAATGTCTTCTTTCATTTGCTGAAGTTTATCAATTTCACTTAAACTTTTATAATTGGTATGAAATTTCTTATTGATAATTGTCAATGCAAGCTCTTCGTTGCCAGAACTCGTTATTTCTTTTTTAAAGTCCGCTCAACCTTTGCGTATCATTGAAACAACTTTATTTATTGGTTGTTTCGCTAAATTTTTAAACATTTTTAATAATTCGCCAGTACCTTCGGCTAAAATAATTTCTTCTTTAAGAATATTTCTTACATCGTTATTATTCATTATTCTCTGATTCCTTTTCTTCGTCGTTAAGTTTCTTTTCTATAATATTTAATTGTGCAATATTACCCTCAAGTATTTTACGTTTATTTTCAACGGTAGTTTGGGATACACTTCAAGTTTCTAACTCACCAGTTTCATTACCAACAACTTGAAAACTTTTTGATAAGTTTTCTAATTGCTCTTCTAACATTTTTTTATTATCTCTAATTTGAGACAAAGCATTTGCACGAAGTTTTTTCTCAACATGAGCTTTTCACGTACCTTTTATTCTCATCTTGCCTTCTTCTTCAATCATACAATCTGAACATTTTCCTTCCATGTTTCATGGCTTTTTGTCATAATATTTTTTCATTACCTTGCCACATTCAGGGCATACTAATGGCATTTTATTTTCATCTCTTATCTCTTGCAATATCTTTGATTTCGTACTCATATATCCGCCACGATGCTTTGTCATTTCGGTACCGAATTCTTCCCAAACGTCGCCTTCTTTTTTATCTCTTCTGATGTCAGCAAGCTTTTCATCTTTTGATTTCGTTGCGCCCATGAAATATGATGTTGATTTTTTATGACCATCATCTAATATATTTTGTATTACCTGTGTATTTGTTCTTCTCATTGCTAACCTCTTTCTTTAGTATTTTTCAAACCTAATGTTTTTTTCTTTAATGCATATCTGTTATCTTCTATTTTACTTCATGTACCTTTAATTACAGAATTGCCAGTAGGTTTCCATTCAAATTTCATTAATCTATCAACAACACTATCCTGGCTTGTTCCTTCGCTTTGGTATGCCGAATAGGCTGTGCCCATATTTTTTGCATAGCCATTTATTACGCTGGCACTTACGCCCCTACCTTCCATATTTTCTCTAAACTTATCTCTTTCAATGCATAGCTCTGGAGTTATCTCTAAATAAACAATTGTAGTATTAAATCCTTCCGCTTTGGCGTCTGTTAATCTGTCTAATATTTTTTTATGTTTGGCCGCAACTGTATCAATTATTAAAATATTACCCGCTTCTATAACTTTTGTTTGTCATAATTGCTTATCAATTACTTTCGCTAAATCTCTAATATCGAAATACGTTGCATAAAAAAGTTTATAAAATACTTTAAAATAATTTTTAATACCTTTACTTTCGTTTGCCATCCACCATTCGTAAGTTATTGGTATAACACGCTCCTTGAATTTATTATCAACATACGTCGTATCAGCTTTAAACTTTAATATATCAATCTTATCTTTAACGTTTTTCTTTAGCCAAGCAAAGTGATCAACCGCTGTTTGATATTGTAGTCTTCTAACTTGGTTATCTGAGTTTATTACCTTATACCTTTTAAAGGCTGGCAATATTTTGTGTAAATCATTATTAATAAACGTACTTTTCCCTGATGCTGGTAAACCCATCAATACCAAACATTGCTTTTTTAAATCATCCTTAAACTCAAATAAAAAATTATCTACCAATTCAATAAATTTAACATTCATTACAATCTCCTTAATATTCACCGAAGTGATTAATCCACACTCTTTCTAATTGCCTAACAACATCTACTGAAATCGTCACGCCATTATATTTTATCGTACGTTTCTTTGAGTCGTAATCGCTTAATTTTACTTTCCCAGCTACCGATTTAGTTTCTGTCTTTGTAATTGTATCTAAGCTCATTATTAAATACTTAATTGAGCCTTTATCTATTTCTACATTTTTATTTTGCTTTCACACTACAAGTTTATCACGTTTTGGGAAAACATCAAAATCATCCTTAAATGATGAAAATTTAGTTTTTTTTATTTTTCCTGCCATAATATTTCTCACCTCTTCTATTACAAATTTGCGAAAATCTTTTTTATTCATTACTATTCCTTTCTGCAATCTAAATCTGTGAAATCAACATTCTTATAAATCTCTTTAAGACTTTCCGATAATTCAACAATGCTTTGTGCGTTTTTATTATTGCCACAAATGTTTAGTTTATCAGCCAATTTGTATAAACTTGTTTGTGCTTGTTGATAAATCTTTGATGCCATGTAAGCGTCTTCGCTTTTATATCCACCACCAACAAATTCTTCTAATCCTCTCATCACTTCACCTTCTGGTGTAACCATAAAGTTTCTCCTATTTTAATTGTAATCCTTCTATTTCTAATAACTCATCAACAACACGTTCCTCTAAAGGTTTCGTTTCCTTACCACCTTGAATTCCGTCTTCCGTACCCTTAATAGTTTTCGTTGTATCTATCGCTCTTTTCTTTTCTTCAGTATCAATTTTATGTACAAATGTAAATCCAGTTATAAGAGCAACATTCTTAATTCATTTTCTCCAAGCATTGTACGCCTTTGTGCCTTTCCAGTCTACGCAACTTGTTGGAGTTGCTTTGCCTGGCACGCCTGCTGGGAAGAACGTATTTGCAATCGCATCCCCATAATCATCAGAATTCTTATAATTTTTGGCAACACCAGTTACTAAATAATCAATTATTTTCATACCGCCCTTCTCTGCTACCTTTTTTACTTCTTTGGAATAATGCCTATAATTGACATACCAAGTTGCGGGGCCATCATCTGCATCGGTTCCATTAATTGGGCTTGCCGTTACTTCTTTTAACAATTCCTTGCCTTCGCCTAAATCATCTAAAAATGTATCCATTAATCCAACAGCGTCTTCTTTAAATAAATAGTCATTAATTATATTTTTTATCTGATTTTCGCTCAATTTATTGCTTTCTTGAAATTTATATTTAGTCATTAACCATTTATACTCAGCAGTTGTCATTCCTTTGGGAAGTTTTAACGTTTTTATTCAAGCTGGGTCGCTTGAAAACTCTCTTCTACCTTTAATATGTGCTAGTTTTTTTAATAACGGTGCGCTCTCACTTTTTTTAAATGAAGATAGTGGAACTAATTTTGCGTCTGGATGATCACCCAAGCCGCTAGACCCTAACGTGCCTGAAATAGATTTGCTGTATATTTCAATTTGCCAAGATTTGTCTTTCTCAAAATCTATTTTAAGTTTTGCACCAACTAATCTAAGCATATCTCACAACTCATCCTTTGTTTTTGGATAATTTCAAAATGATATTACTTTATGTTTTCTTCAAATGCGACCACCGTACTTATACGATCGATCATGTGGCTTACCTGGTTTCGAAACCCATACGGTTCAATTTTGCAAACCATTTCCATCAATACCAAACGAAATTGTTTCTGACGTTCCGGAATGTAATATACCACCTTTATATTTAACTTCATCAGGATGTTCTATTAATGTGAATTTATCTAATTCTTTATCTGATATTTCTAATGCTTCTTGGAATTTATATTTAGTCATTAAGTATTTTGCTTCTGCGGTACTCATACCTTTAGGAAGTTTTGTGTTCTTAGACCACCCGCCACCACCTTTTTTAAATAATGGCGATAGTATGTGCAATTTCGCTAATTCTGATTTTGTTCTTTTACTACTTCCTGCATAATCTTTTGTTGGAATCAAGACGCCATATTTATTTCAATGTATATCATCAAATATTCCAGGTTTGCCGTTTGGCAATGGAAGTATTTCAACCTCCCAATCTTTGCCTAATATATTTTTTTTAATATATTTATGGTTGCCTAATTCTTTCATTAATTTATTAAATTTGTTTATTGGTGGGTATTTCCAAAATGAAATGACTTTTTTATTTATTCATATACGGCCGGAATAGGCCATAGCAACCCTACCATCTTTGGAGTCCGGCGTCAAATCATCGTGGCTTTCACTTCTGCCTTTGCCAACAAGTAATTCGCCATAAAGTCATCCAAAAGCTCTTCCGTCTGAATCTGTAAACGAGGCTTGGTTAGTTACATAATCTGGGTTTTCATTTAATACAATCTCACTTAATTCTTCATCTGATACTTCAAATCCTTCTTGATATTTATATTTTGTTCTAAGCCAATTGTATTCTGCTTGAGACATTCCTTTGGGAAGTTTCTTTGTGCTTACAGGCTTGCCAATAACTAACTTTTTTAATTCTGGGTCTAAATGAATTTTTCGTCTTGCTTTGGCACTTCATTTTTTTTCATAATACTCATTTTCTCTTCCAAAATATTCTAATGGAATTAAATTAGGTTTGTCGCCTTCTCATGTAGGTAATTCAATCTTTCATCCATTATTTCATATTTTAATTCCACGATTTTTTTCTAAATCTTTAATTAATTTTGGTAATAATTTTTCACTTGGGTAATCTCAGAATGAAATTATTTTTGTTTTAATTCACATTCTGCCAGAAGATGAATAATTGTCCCGAGTAATTTTTTTCTTTGGGTATTGTGCTTTTAAACCTAATCATCCCTTGCCATTTCACGAAGTATCTCCGTAATCATGGTTGCTCCCGGCTTGCCCTATCCAAAGAAATCCATGATTAATTGACCATCCGAATGGATAAGCCTCAGTTGTTTTCCAATTAACTGAAGGCGTACCGCTTGTTGATTTTATCTCATCAGGTGTTTCTTTCAATACACTTTCTTGAAATTTATATTTAGTCATTAGGTATCTTGCTTCTACTTCACTCATTCCTTTTGGTAATTTCATATGTTTTAAAGCTTTAGGGTTTATAGTGCCTTTTTTAAACAAAGGTGACAGCGTATGCAATTTTGATAACTCTTTTGTTGTTCTCGCATTGCTACCAGTATAATCTTTTGTTGGAATTAATATAATATTCTTATTTCTGTTTGTCCAGTCACCATCATATTGTATTGGTTTGCCATCTTTTCCTGGAACTATTTCAATTTTTCAATCTTTACCAAGTAAATTTTGCTTAACATACTTGTGGTTGCCTAATTGTTTCATTAATTTAACATACTTACTTTGGTCTGGATATGACCAAAATGAAATCACTTTTCTTTTAAGCCAAAGACGACCTGCATAGGTATAATCTTCTCTATATAAATGAGTATGCATGGTAAACCCATCCTGAACTTCATCTGGCAAATAATTTCGTAAATGACTGTGAAATGTGTCACCATCTGGACCAACTGACAAATAACCATTATATCATCCAAATGACCTTGCGTCATTACTATTCCATTTTAGCTCTTTTTCTTCAGCATTCATTCTGTCGGGGTTTTCGGTTATTATATCTTCAGTATATTTGTATCTTGTTTTCTTAGCATTATATTCGGCATCGGACATTCCTTTCGACAATTTTCTATTTCTTTTCCATATAGTGTTGCCAGTTTTAAGTAAAGGAGATAACATATGTTGCTTTGCTTTGTCTGACATCTTTCTTTCATCGCCCCTTATATAATCATTAATCGGCACAATTAGGTTGCCAGAATAATCATATTTTCAATTTGGCTTTACTTGGCTTGGTTTAACTTTGTATTTATTAATCTCAATCATCCATGTATTATCTATGTGAATATCTTTTTGTTTGTTTAAGTCTTTGATAAGTTGCTTAAATTTACTTTTATCGGGATATACTCATAATGATATAATTTTACTATTCTTCCATAATCTACCTGGGCAATTGTCGGCAGTTCTTCCACCAAAATTTAAGAAAATTGTTGGGAAATCTGCATCGTTTTGCGTAATGTATTTATCAAGTATGTCTGTATGTGTTTCGAAATCATTTGAAATATATAATACTTTATCAATATACATAAATGCTACCGCATCCTTGCTAGTTCACGTAAGCCTTTTCCCGTCAATTAATTTTACAACATCTGGGTCCTCAGTTAATAATGCACTTACATCTTCTGACAATTCATTTAATATATTATCTGTTAATTTATTTATGGTCTTCATTTAATACTCACACCTTCCTAATATCTGGGAAATTACTTTTCCCGTATTATATTTTTCCTCTACCAATTTTTCATCCAATGTTTGAATGTCTTTTATATTCATACTCATAAATCATTTTTCTTTTTTTGTCTAAAGGATTATGAATATGTATTTTTTTATATTTATCTTTACCAATTCCCAATTTTCAACCATTTGATTTATATTCATTTCATTCATTTTCTTTAATTGTTTTTCGCAAACCTACCTTGTCATTGTATATATTAATTTTTTTGAAATATCTTCCCAAAGCTCAATTTTTATTTTTTGAATATTTGTTTTTTCATTCATATTCGTATACCATTTTTTTCTGTAATGTTTCTTTATTGAAAATATGAATTCTATCCAATACAATAGGCTTATATTTATTTTTATAGCCTTTGTCTGTAATTTTTATTCTAAATTTATTTCCATTGTCATCAATAACTAATGCTGTTCCTATCAATTTTTTTCTTCTCTTTTCTATGCTTTCTTTCGATGGATTTCGAGAATAATTTATAAATCTTTTAACTTCACCGCTTTTTAGTCTTTCATCGTTTACTTTCATTAAAAAGGTATTTCCATTTTTATCTTTTACAGGAACTTTGCCCTTTCTAACTTTAGATAAATTTTCTTTTCACTCTTTAGTAAATTTTATTTTTCTTCCCTGGTTACTAATTGAAATTTTTCTTTTAGTTTCTTTTGAAAGTTTTTTGCCTTTATTTATATGTTCTCATTCATTAGAAATCACTTTTTTATGTTTAGTAGAAACATAATGCCTATTTCCGGACTTATCTATATAACAACCCTTACCTGCATTATGTTTTCATCCACCTCATCCGCCATCGCAAATATTATAAGTGTCATTTCTTTTAATAAAATTTTCAGTAACAATTATAGATTCATATTCATATGCCTCATTTGCCATTTCAAAAAATTTATCAATTTTAAGAATAAAATTTTCATTTCCATATTTTTTTATAGCCCTTTGTAATAACTTTCCTGAGCCAATATATCCATCACTTAAATTATTAGTGCTATGAACGCCATAATATATTTTATTATTAATGAGATTTGTTGTATAATATGTAAAATGATATTTTTTCTTATTTTTACATTTAGTAGCCATTTATATTTTCTCCAAATTTATTTTTATAATTCTAAATATTTATTATTACTATTATCTATATTTCAAACTTTAATTATATTAGGAAAATTTTTTTTCCCATATATGTCATGAAATTTTCTATGACACTTTGCGCAAAGTGTAATTGAATTCATCATCTCAAATCTTCATTTCTTATGTTTCTTAAATCCTAAAATATGATGGGCGTTTATTCTACCACCACGCTTACCACACTTTTGACATGTCGCTTTATCACGTATAAATATAGCCTTACGCCACTGCTTATACTTTTCCGAATGACGCTGTATAATGGCCTCATCAACAATTTTATGTTTGATGATTTTATTTTTTAGAGCAAACTTTCCGTTAGCGTTTTTTCCTTCCCTAAGAATTTTCCCTATTTTCTCAAACACTTCCATTTGTCATTACTTATCTGCGCCAATGTCTACTTTGTATTTCTTCGCATTTTTTATCCATTGTTTTGCAATTGAATTTTTTACTGGCGATCCCGCTCATTTATTAATTGCTTTATGAGCGTTAGCCGGTAATTCTAATTTACCACTTTCCATTTTTGCATTATTTTCAACTTCTAAAAAATTTGCGCCAAATAAATTCTTAAAATATCCTAAGTTTTCTTGCACTTGATGCCACATGTCATTCACCATAGCGTGTTTAAGTTTTCTTTTCCTCAATAGATTACGTTCTAATGCTTTTTCTAAAGTTGTATTTACAAAAACCATATGTGTATCATATCCCATTTCTTCTAATTGGGTTTTAAGTCCTAAAACCCTTTGCCTGTTTCTTGCTGTAATATCAATAAGCATGCCAATCCTGCCATCTAAATAATGTTTGTATCTTATTGCGGCCTTTAACTTTGCCCTGCTATAAATTGATTCGGGATTTTCAGTTGCATAAATTTGTCAATTTTCTTCATCGTTAAGTGATGTTAAATCGGCACTTATTCCAGCCTTTTTAAGCATATGTTCAAATTCTCTATCTGAATTAAATACTTTTAATCCATGGGGGGAGAATGAAAGTTTTCTTGGTATTCCAAAAAGTTCGCCTGCTACGGTAGTTTTTCCCGAGTTATGAACATTTATTTCTGACTTGCCAACAAAATAATTATGATTATTTGATACTTTCAAATCATAAACATATTTCTTATTATAATTTGTAATTCTATTAACAGATTTTACTTTTGCACTATTTTTTGTATATAGCAATATATCACTCTTTTCTGTTAAATTTTGTGCCTCAATCCAAGAGCCATCTTTTAATTTAATCTTATGGTCTGGTGTGCAAACAATTTTTTCATTATTTTCAAGTATAATTTCAATCATTTCGTTTTTTGCAAAATAAGAAAATATCTTTTCAACCCTTTCCAATACTCTATTGTTATTATTGTCGATTGTTCATATTGAGTCTCCACACTTTACATCTAATATTTTTTTATATCCAATATCAGTTTTAATAAGCGTATCTTCATCAAAACAACCAGGTCCGCCGCCCATAAATATTGCCTTAAAAATGCCTGGGTCATTCACGCCTTCTGTTATCAATGGCAAAAATTCTACTAATCTCATTATTATGCTCCTTTACCAAATACTTTTTTAATTGTTAATAATATTATTAAAAATGATTGAGTAATACCAACCATCCAGGAAATTGTTCCTTTCCAATCAAATTCTTTTTTTACTTCAAAACTTTCTTCGGCTATTTCTGGCGAACTATCACTTGTCATAACTGACATTACTGATTGCTCTTTCTCAATTGTTAATGCATTAATAAGCGATGGACCCCATAGTGCTGTAAGTAAAATAAATCCTAAAAGTACAATCCCAATAAATATTTTACCTGTAGATTTGGTAACTTTCTTATCTACTATTTCTGCAAATTGCATATTCTATCTCCTAAAATTCGGACTCCAATTTCATCTTACCCACTTCATCTTTTGTAAGTAATCTTCATTTACTTTTTTTAATTAATCCAGATTTAACTTTTTTAACACTTAATATTTCATTTCTATTTATGCCAAATGGAGTATATGATATGTGAATTCAAGCACCATATTCTCAAATACATTGGTCAAATTCTAATCCACTTTTGCAAACAATTCATTTGAACGCATCAAACAATGACGCTCCCCATATATTGAAATCTGCGGCCTGTCCTTTCATATGTTGTGATTTCTTGGCACTTCCACCAATTGCTTTATTTAATCTTAAACTTCTAAATCCACTTGAAACCATTAGTAAGGCTTTCTCATATATATCTTTACGAACACCTGAGCGAATTGGTTCTAATAAATTAATACATAATGATTTCATATTTTTAACTTGCTCTTCATTTGGAATATTTTGAATACCCTTTCTTGATGCTGTTTGGCTATCTAAAAATTCCTTTAATGTAAAATGTGCTGATAGTTTGCTATAAATTGACATTCCTAACACTTTTAATTTACCCATTTTTACTTTCATACTAAACTCCTAATAACTTATTCTATCTATAAATATCATTATTTGATAAAATTTTTCATAAATTTTGCAAACAATAGCGCATCCCTATTGGGATGTAAAATATTATTAGGCTGGTAGTTTCCAAGAAGAACTCTGAATATCAACTCAAGCATATGTCGTACCTGATGTTTTCATACATATTTGTAATTGCGACGTTCCCGCCGCAACATCTCCTGTTTCTCAATATCTTAATGTCCCTGCATTATCTGCATTAGCAGTGGCTGTGACATCTAATGTTCCTATTTGCATTGCGGTATTAATTTTCAAACTGCCACTTGGTGTATTTGACATTGTTACTGCACCAATATGTGCTGAACTAGAATTTGCATAAATACTATCACAATACATATCGCCTGATGCAGAAACATCACCACTTGCAGATATTGTTCCGTCAACGTCAAGTGAATTTGTTATATATACCGAACCAGTAAAGATATGATCGTTTGAAAGATAAGTTCCCATAGATGAATTTGAATGGACATGCAAAGCGCTTCCTGTTACGCCATTGACAACTTCAATACCATCAACATATAATATATTGTCAATAAACACCCTGCCGTCAAAATAACCGGCATACTGACGCTCACCTGTCGTTGGTGCTTTACCGTATAAAGCAAAACACCAATCGTTTGTGCTATCAACAGCAACTTCTGAATTAATACCATAATTATATACGGTCGCCGCATTTTTGGTGGCTCCCGTTTCTTTATAAACTTTTATTCCAAACGTTCTGTCATCGCCCACAACAGATTTTGAAATGTTTTGGTTATAAGACACAATATTGAATATACTATCTCAAGACCCCATTCTTTGCCAATTTTCTGCGACCGAACCACTATTCTGCAAATGTAAGAATCCAGGCTTTATTCTCGTTCCATTTTGAATGTATGGTACTGCGCCCGATTTGGAGCCAGATGGGAACGAACTATTTTCTCGTTTTAAGAATACCATTGCATCCTGCCCAAACAATCCATATGATGCCAGTGTATCGTCTTTATCTTCGGTAATATCACCTGAAAATTCTAAAATTAATTCTTCATTGCTACCAGATTTTAATTTTATTGTATTATCGCCTGAATCAAGATAAATAGATGAAGTTAGTGTTCCTCCAGTACCATACCATTTGGAGTATAAAGCTGATGCCGAAACTTCTCAACCACCGGCTATACTACCAGAAACATGACTGCCACTATAATCACCATCATTATCTAAATATATTGTTTTCTTTTCTAAACTTGCTGTTGTTGTTTTAATATCTACAATATCAAGTAATAAACTTTGCGTTGTTGTTTTAATGTCCGCTATTGAGCTTTCATTAGAGTTTGCCTTAGTAACAGCACCATCTCAACTTCCTGACTCAGCTTTGATGTCTACAATGGAATCTTCTAGACTTCCTGTTTTGGTTTCAATATTTACAATAGAATCTTCTAGGCTTCCTGTTGTTGTTTTGATGTCTACAATATCAAGTAATAAACTTTGCGTTGTTGTTTTGATATCTACAATAGAATCTTCTAGGCTTCCTGTTGTTGTTTTAATATCTACAATGGAATCTTCCAAACTTTGTGTTGTTGTTTTGATGTCCACTATTGAGTTTTCTAGGCTTCCAGTTGTAGCTTTGATGTCCACTATTGAGCTTTCGTTAGAACTAGCCTTAGTAACAGCACCATCCCAACTTCCTGACTCAGCTTTAATGTCTACAATGGAATCTTCTAGGCTTCCTGTTGTTGTTTTGATATCTACTATTGAGCTTTCTAAACTTCCTGTTGTAGCTTTAATGTCTACAATGGAATCTTCCAAACTTCCTGTTGTTGTTTTAATGTCCACTATTGAGTTTTCTAGGCTTGCTGTTGTTGTTTTAATGTCTACAATGGAATCTTCGTTAGAACTAGCCTTAGTAACAGCGACATCTCAACTTCCTGACTCAGCTTTGATATCTACAATAGAATCTTCCAAACTTCCAGTTGTTGTTTTAATATCTACAATAGAATCTTCCAAACTTCCAGTTGTAGCTTTGATATCTACAATAGAGTTTTCTAAACTTTGCGTTGTAGCTTTAATATCTACAATAGAGTTTTCTAAACTTTGCGTTGTAGCTTTAATATCTACAATAGAATCTTCGTTAGAACTAGCCTTAGTAACAGCACCATCCCAACTTCCTGACTCAGCTTTAATGTCTACTATTGAGCTTTCTAGGCTTCCAGTTGTTGTTTTGATGTCTACAATATCAAGTAATAAACTTGCTGTT